TCAAATTGTTTATGATACTAAGGGTAAATATTTTAGAATCGAAGACACCAATAAAAACAGCGAGAGAAGATATTTGGATTTAGATGGAAACGATGTTACGAATAAAACTGAAAATGGTCGTACTATGGGAAGAAGTAAGAGTGAGTATCAAAGCATAACTCATTTTAAAAATAAGGACGGTGGTAAAAATGGATAGACCAAGATGGTTATCTGTACCAATTAATGAACAAGGCGTTGAAGAATATGATTACGGCGTTGAAGATACACCAAATATTAAAACCTTTATGCTGAGCGAAAAGGAGTTTAATGTATTATATTATCAAGGTATATTTGATAATATTAATAATGAGTGTGAGTTATTGATCGATGATTATGAATCAGAAGTGATTCTCAGAGATTACTTTGAAGTTTGCAAAAGAATAATAGGTAATGAAAATGTTCCTGTGTTTTCAGAAGCTTTAGATTTAGCTATAAAATATGATACACTATTAGGATTAGATTTCTAATACCACCAATCAGTAAAATGGTTAGGTGGTATTTTTATACTCAAAAGTCGTAGAAATACGGCTTTTTTTCTATGCCCGAAATGCTCATGGCATAAAAAGGCGCAGACGTGAGACACACTGAAAACTGTTATCTGGGAGACACCCATAAAACTGAGATAAGAGAGACACTCTTTAAACTGAAAGGAGCATGTTATGAAAAAATCACTTTTACCCATGAACTTACAGTTGTTTGCTGAGGATCCTGCAGGTGGTGCTGGTGGACAAGGAGATCCGGCGGGAACTGGACAGTCTAGCACAGCAGGCGCAGCTCCTGCTTTTGATTATGATAAGCTTGCCGGCATTATCACGGGAAAGCAGACAGTTACAGAGGACACAATCCTTAAAAACTATTTTAAACAGCAAGGGTTAAGCCAGGAAGAAGCAGCACAGGCAATGCAGACTTTCAAGGCAGAGAAAGCGAAAAATAACCCTGATGTAACAGCTGTGCAGGCTCAGTTGGCACAGGTTCAGGCCGCAGCTGAAAAGGCTGAAATTGAAAAGCTGGCCACGCTTGAAGCGGTAGGCCTTGGTATTGATGTAAAAACCCTTCCATATGTCTTGAAAATGGCTGACTTAAGCAGCGTAAAAGGACAGGACGGAAAAGTAAATCAGGATGCGGTTAAGAATGCCCTTAACAAAGTGTTGGAAGATATTCCGCAGCTGAAACCGGTGACCGGATCTAACCAAGGCTTTCAGATTGGTGGAGCCGCCGGAAGTCAGAACAATAAACCAGACGATGCTGCCCTTAAAGCTGCATTCGGACTTAAATAAGAAAAGGAGATAATCTATGGCAGTATATGATTATGCAACACAATTTACAGATTTATTACAACAGAAATACGCAAAAGAACTATGCTCCGATGATTTGACAAAGAGCAATCCACAGGTGCAGTTTATTAATGCACAAACTATTAAGTTACCTAGAATGTCGGTATCTGGTTATAAGGATCATACTAGAACCCCCGGTTTTAATCCCGGCACAATGAGCAATGACTGGGAGCCTAAGAAGCTGTCTCATGATAGAGATATCGAGTTTTTTGTGGATCCTATGGATATTGATGAAACAAACTTAACCCTCTCCGTTGCAAATATTCAGAATACCTTTGAGACAGAGCAGGCGATTCCCGAAAAGGATTCCTACCGATTTTCTAAGCTTCATGCTGAGTTAACAGCTTTTAGTGGTAGAATTAACAATACCGTAGTAAATGCTGTTAATTTCCTTGACGCATTTGATACAGAGATGGCTATCATGGATGAGGCAGGAGTACCGCAGGAAGGAAGAGTCCTTTATGTTACTCCTACGATGAATAAGACTGTAAAGGAAGCACAGGGTATTCAGAGAAACATTACTGTGAATACAGCATCCACTATTAACCGTAATGTTCACAGTCTCGATGATGTTACAATTAAGATGGTACCAGCAGCTCGAATGAAGACAGCTTATGATTTTACAGAGGGATGTGTGGCAGCTGTTGGGGCTAAACAGATTAATTGGATCCTTATTCATCCTTCCTGCGTAGTATGCCGTGACAAATACAGTTATATCAAGTTGTTCACTCCCGGTACTGATTCTAGAACTGCAGATGGATATTTATATCAGAACCGTAACTTTGGGGACCTGTTCCTTCTGGAAAAGAAGGTACCAGGTTGTGCTCTGAATGTTAGTGCGTAGGAGGTAATTTATGAAAGCATTAAAAGACAATAAGGTCTATACGATCGATGAGACCCAAAAGAAGCATTACATTACCCAAGGATTCGATATCCAGGATGATGAAGGCAATACAATAGCTTATGGGCAGGGTAAGACAGTGCCTTATGAGAAATATGCGGAGCTTGAATCTGCTCATATGGAGTTAATGGCCGCATATGAAAAGGTTGCAGGCGATGGACTTGGGGAAATGGATGCGGAGCAGCTTAAAGCATATGCTACCGAGCATAATATTGATATTGGCCAGTCTACTTCCCAGGACGGTATTCTAAAGAAGATTAGAGCAGCACAGAAAGCGTAGGTGATCCTATGGTTTACATACCGTATGCTGATGCAGGGTATTATTCCAGCGAATATGAAGGGAAAATTGTTCCGGATGATCAACTAAATAAAGCTCTTAAACAAGCCAGTAGGCACATAGATGCTCTTACTTACAATCGCATTGTAGGTAGGGGCTTTTCTTCTTTGACTGACTTTCAACAGGAAGTTATCCGGGAGTGCTGCTGTGAATTGGCCGACTTTGAATATGAGAACGCCGACTATATTGAAAGCGTCCTGAAGCAGTATGGTATTAACGGTGTGAATATGTCCTTTGAAGCGAGCTGGAACCTTAAGATACAAAGCGGTGTTGCCATAAAGGGGAGTACATATCAGAAATTAAGCCAAACAGGACTGTGTCGGTTGAGCTTGGGGGTGAGGTAATGAATTATCCCTGCTTAATTGATAAAAGGTTCTGTAAAACGGATATCCATATTGAGATTACTCCAGAAGGCAGAGACAAATACGGGGACCCTTATCCATCAACTGCTATAGATTCCAAGTGCAATTATCAGGACACCGCTAAAACAGTCCTAACAGCTGAAAAGGTATTGGTGCAGCTTGCCGGAATTGCACTGCTCCCGGGAGATATTGCTCCTGACCTACCCACCTTAAGCGGAGGAACCGCAACTGTATATGGGGTAGAGCGGACAATCTATCAGGGAACAAAAGCAAGGAATCCGGATGGTACCGTCAACTATTCTAAATTGGAGCTGATGTAATGAAAGTAAATTCCAAAATAACTATCAATACACAGAAAATAAAGCAGCTTACCAGGGCACAAATAACTGCCCTTGAGCAGACAGGGGAAGCGCTTCACACAGAAGTAGTACAGGCACAAGTAATGCCAAGGGATAAAGGAACACTGCAAAATGAAAGTACCTTCGTTGATTATTCCGAAAGTTCAAATGGAAAGGTCACATTAGTTTCCAGTACTCCATATGCCCGCCGGCTTTATTTTCATCCGGAGTATGATTTTAAGACAGATGAAAATCCCAATGCAAAAGCACACTGGTATGATGATTGGATAAATGGCGATAGAAAAGAGTTCTGTAAAAAGGCGTATAAAGAATTTTATAAGAGGGCAGGAGGGCTGTAATGCTTTATTTAGAAGATGTTAGGGATTATATTGCTACTCTTGGTATTGCTCTGGATGATAATGTTTATGTGGGCAAGATGGATAATAAGAAAGATAAGTCTATCGGTGTATATCAACTTAAGCAGGCCAGAGCCCCCACAGTAAGTTTAGGGGATACCGGTACTTATAAGGTAAAACCAATTTCCCTATTGGTACATTGGACAAAAAGTGCCAGGGAGACAGAAAAGGCAGCATATCAACTGTATGACCTGCTGTCAAAGGCACAAAATGCAATAATCAACGACAAGACCATTATTTATATCCAGATGTTGCAGGAAGAGCCTGTTGATGTTGATATGGATGCTAAACAGATATATGAGCGCGTTATTGAAATAAATATATTTTATGAAAGGTAGGAACATATATGGCAAGTACACCAACAACGTATCCTGTATTTAAGAATACATTTAAAATCGGTACTAAAGGTCTGACCAGTACTGCAACTGATATGGTAATTATCGCAAATCTTGAAAATTTTGCTCCTTCGATTGAAGGCGGAGTTGAAGAATGGAACCCAATGGAAGCAGAAGGTTGGGGAGATGCAATGATGACATCAAAGAAGCTATCCTTTAGTTTTTCCGGAAAGAGAACATATGGAGATGTCGGCAACGACTATGTGGCTGGTTTAGCATGGCTTTCAGGGAATGATGTAGTAACAAAATTTGAATGGACTCTTCCTTCCGGAGCCAAAGTTGCATTCAACTGTATTGTTAATGTGAAAACTCCTGGCGGTGGTGATTCAACAGCTCTTGATTCATTGGAATTTGATGTACAGTGTAAAGGAAAGCCAACTTTTACACCGGCAGTTTAATAAATCGTAGTTAAGAGGGTAGTAAGTGCTGCCCTCTTTTAAATTGAAAGGAGATATTATGGCTAGAACAGTTGATATTACAGAAAAGCTTAGTTTTGATGAGAATCCCAAGTTGAAGATTAAAGGTGTAGAAGTAGAGGTCAATTCTGATGCAGCTACAATGCTAAAACTTATGCAATTGGTGGGAAGTGGCGACAACGTAACACCTAATGATGTAGTGAAAATGTATGAGCTTATGTTTACAGAAAGTGAAAGAAAGAAGATTGAAAAACTAAAACTGAAATTCAATGACTTCCAAGCAACAGTTGAAGCTGCAATGTCACTTGTAACCGGAGATAGTGAAGCGGGGGAATAGCAGACCCATTTTATGATCTGTTTGAGGATTGGGATTTGATTGTTTCCAGCTTTCAGACACAGTACGGCATCCGAATATATTCGGATATATTTAAGAGCATGAAATGGGACGAATTTAAGGCTTTGGCGAGCGGACTAAATGCAGAAACCCCGCTGGGAAGAATGGTGAGTATTCGAGCCGAGAATGACAAAGAGGTCATAAAGCGGTTTACCAAGGAGCAGAAGCGTATCCGGGATGAATGGAGAAATCGTTCAGCTAAGAATATGAGCCAGGAAGTATATGA